TCCACAAGTCTACGCTGAATACATCATCTACGTCAGTCGTTGCCCCGCCCGCAGCACCTGCAGCTGAAAGAAATAATTTCTTTTTAGTTGACATTATATATTATCCTAATGCTTGGCCTGCTGTAAATCCATACCAGTTCGTACCGCCGTCTCTTGTGTAAAATACAAAGACGTCTTTAGCGCTTGCTGTTGCTGTAAGAGTTGGAGCAGTTGCTGCCGGCCAGTCTACAGTTCCCGGCCATGCTACAGTGTAACCACTTGCAGATCCGTCCTGTATAATTTCCAAACTAAAGCTAAATGCTGTACCAGATGAAGGTGGGTTACTAAAAGTAAACGTAGTATTTTCTGTAAGAGTATGACTAAATGCGTTTCCAGCGTGACAGTCTACTGTGGTTGCGTTTGAACTTGATGTAACTGCAACGTAAGTTTCATTATAGCTGTCTGCAATAAATTCACCTGTTACATCAGCACCAACTGTGGTTGTAGCAATTCTTGCAGTGTTATCGTAGTAAAGTGTTGCTGCACCATCAGTAGTAGCAGCAATCTTTGTTTCATTACCAGCTGCATTCATTACATTGAATTGATCTGCTTTAATATTTAAATTACCCGTTCCATTATCTAAAATTACAGAGTTTGAACCATCGTGAAAGATCTGTAAATCTTGTCCGTCACCTAGTACAATCTTATCGTTGTCACCAAACGATGTTGTTGTACCCGCAACTGTAAGATTACCTGTGACTGTAACACCACCTGCGAATGTTGCATCCTGTGCGCTATCAATTGTTAAAGCCGTTGTTGAACCATTCGTTTTAAAAACAAGACGACCTGTGTTGTCAGCTGTATGGACGAGTGCGTCTGTTACTAATGTTCCTGCTGAAATAATACTCATTGAGTTCTCCTTAGATTACTACCCACCGCTGACCAGCAGCAACAGTTACACTTACACCGTTATTGACAGTAATTGGTCCTACGCTAAATCCGTTTGTTCCTGCAGGAAATACATATGTCTCTGAAGCTGTGCCAGTGTTAGTGTGTATCGCGCCACCAGCTTCTTGTCCGCCGCCGCCAATTGAGCCCCATTCGTTAGTGTATCCTTCAAATGCTCCTGCTGTTGAGTTATAACGAAACATACCGGCTGCTGGAGAACCAGTTCGTTGAGCTTCAGTACCAACTGGAACTTTAATATGCCCTGTACTCGAGAGTGTTACATCTCCAGCTGCTCCTACTGTACCTATGTTTGTGAGGTTACGGCTATCGTCAATAACCGTAGTATTTGAAACTTTAATTGCCATCTTCGTCCCCTGACTATTAGCTTTATGTTATTTATATCACTTGTATTTTAAATATTCAATTTCTTGTTTGAGTTCTTTGATTGATTCTATAAGCAATCCAATTAAACCATCATAGTTAACTGCCTTGTATCCATCTATTTCAGATACAACTTCTGGTGCAATTGGTTCAATCTCTTGAGCTATAACACCCATAGATGCTTTACCATTATCTTTCCAATTAAATGTTACTCCACGAATCGAATCAACTTTATCGAGTGCACTATTAATTTGTTTAATATTATCTTTTAATTGAGAATCTGATGTTGAGTTGAAGTTTGGTGCAGATACATCACCTGTAAATGTGGCTCCTGAAATATTAGCAAGTTTTACCCAGGCACCAGCATGAGCGAAATATCCGTGACCTGTACCGTGAACATGTGCAAACATGCCATGATATGTACTTGCACTAGGTAAATCACCTTCAGCTGAATAAACGTTAGCGAATAAAATCTTTCCTGTCGTAGTGATCTGGTTTGAACCCATATCAAGTGGCTTATTAAAGTTCCACTTGTCACCACTTGAAGCATATGTTAACGTTGCGCTTGCGCCATTAATTGTAATACCAGCACCGTCCGCAGCTGCAGCATCAGCAGCTGAATCAGCTAAAACAATATTTTTATCATTTACAGAAAGCGTAGTTGAGTTAATGGTTGTAGTTGTACCATTAACCGTTAAGTCACCAGTGATTACAACATCACCACTAGAATCTTTCTCCACTTTAAAATTATTCAAATTCGAAAAGTTATTATCAACTTCCGTATTCGTAAGTGGAGAGCCTTTGACAGCTCGCAGCGTTAGATTAGTCATGACAGGATACTACCTTTCGGATGTTAGATTAGCTAATTGTAACAGTCCAGGTAATAGTTACTGAGTCGTCAGCTCCTTTGTTAACAGTGCTAAAAACAGTCCTACATAGCATAGTGCCGCTTGATGAAGCATTTAAAACTGCTGCTTCCGTAAGAGCACCTGTACCAGTTCCTGCTGGGAATGATGCGGTGTAAACTATTGTGTTTGTTGAAGGTGCGCCTTCTCCGCCTGTGAGAGCAACTCGTGCTACCTCAGTGCCTAGTGCTGTATTACCAGCTGCAGCCGCAGTATTGTTAGTACCAACTGCCATGTGCGACATATCTGTAGGTGAGCCAGAATCTGTCATTCTTGCTGCGATATAGACAAGCCCAGTAGTCACGACAAGATTCTTTTCTGTTCGTTCTTCCTTGACTTTTCCATTCTTATCCGTGACAACTATTTTTAGTTCTCCGGTTGGTTTTAGTGTTTCACTAATCATCGGTATCTCCTGTTTATTCTAGTGACTCAATTATAGTATCTATTTATATATTTATTTTAATTAAAAAGTTCTTGCTACTTTAGCATTATAAGCATTATCTCCACTTAACACTACAAAATCAGATGCAAAGTAATCTGTGCTTACAATACCACCGGCTTGTGATATGGCTGCTGAATCAGTAAGTGTTTGTGCAATAGCAAAAACTGGAGATTCTGTCATATTAACAGTATCTGACAAACCTTTATTCAATAATGGGACAAGCGATTCAGCTACACTTACGCTATCACTTCTAGCTTTACTAAATGCTAATACAGGCGTTTCTGAAATTGTAAGTGAATCTGAGAAAGATGTACCGCTGCTTATTACTGGAGAATCAGTTGCAGATATACTGTCTGCAACATCTCTTCCTACAGCTAGATCTAGATCTTCAATGGCTGATGCTGAATCTGCAAAAGTTGGAAGTGATATAGCAAGAGCAGGTGTATCTGATGTAGTACCAGTGTCGCTTATAACTTTACCGATAGCGAATGGACCTAAAGATTCTGTTACAGTTTGAGTATCTGAAGGATTTTTACCAAAGCTTATAATATCATTATCGCTTATAGCTGCTGAATCTGCAACAGGTCTAGATGTTGCTAATGCAGGTGTATCTGATGTAGTACCAGTATCAGCAAGTACTTGTGCTAATGAATAGTTAAGTGATTCTGTGATTGTAGCTGTATCGCTTGGATTAACACCAATAGCAAATACTAATCCTTCTGTAGCTTGTGCTGAATCTTGAGGATTAACACCAATGATATATAAAACATCAATGCTTTCAGTAGCTTGTGCTGAATCAGCCTGTGGGGTACTAAATCCAATAGAAGGAGAATCACCTAGTGATGCCGTATCTCCAAGAATTTGTGAAAGACTATATGCTAATGATTCATTTGCAGATGCAGTATCCGCCGAGGCTTTGACGAACTGATAAGTAAGACCATCTGGCACTCCAACAAGATCTTCCGCGTTTGCTGTATCAGCAAAAACCTTTTGAGTATTAATATTAGTAATTAAGTCAGAAGCAGTGCTTGAATCAGCAAGAATTTTTCCTACACTTAAGATATGATTCTCGCTGATGCCAGTAATATCTGTTATTGCTTTGTTAACAGCAAACACAAGTTCTGCATCAGCTAGTGTAAGATTATCTGCAAAGAAGATTTCTAAAACAACATCAATAAGTTCAGATGCTGTGGCAGAATCTGCATATTGTTGTACAACGTAATTAAGATCTCGAAAACTAACATACTGAGATCTTTTAATATTAAATGGCTTTGATTTATTAGAGGATTTAGTCTTGCCGAATATTGATTGTATTTTGCCGCTGGAGATTATATCCATTTGACTACATACTTGTAACTGCTGGCGATACCGTTACAATTCCTTCAATGACTCTATATTTTTCACCAGCATCATTTTGAATTAAAACATCAAAAACATATCTGCCGGCTTTAATTAAAGCTGTTTGCTCGTCTGTAAGACTAAGTCTAATTTGTCCTGCGTTTGTAGTTGTTTCAGCTGTGAAAGTTGCGGATACTGAAGAAGACGCGTAGTTCTTTTTCACCTGTGCAGCAAACGTATGTCCGGATAAGTCATAAGTTGACCCATCATTAGATGTTAGATCTACTAAATATCTAAAGGTTGCACCTTGCTCAATTTCAATGTCTTCGTAAAGGGCCATATCGTCACTCTTTCTTAATCTAAGTCAACAACTGCTTTTATCTTTTGTATTTCTTTATGCTGTTCCTGAATAACCTGAATAAGGAAAGGAATGATTTGTGTATAAGAAACAGATTTAACGCCTTCTTTATTTGTTGAAACAATGTCTGGTAATATTTCTTCTACATCTTGAGCAATAACACCATAAGCTTTATTTCCATTATCTTTCCATGTGAAGCTTACTGGTACAATTTTATTAATAACGTTAATAGCATCAACTAAAGATTCAATATTATCTTTCTTGTTTTTATCTGATAAAGAATTAAAGTCAGTTGAATTCAATTGACCAGTTGACGGATTAAAGAATAGCTTTGTACTTGAAACATTCAAAGCATTATCTGAACCAGATGAAATATCTGTAAGTGTGGGGAAGAAAGAAGAATCAGTTGAGGTGTCGTCTGTAATAGTTGTATTCGCAGCGAATCCACCCGTACTTATTGTTACGCTTAAATAATCCGAATCAATGATTCCTTTTACATAATCCGAATCAATTGAGTTGAGGGCTGAAACTAGATTGCTTTTGGTCGGTGTCGTAAGTTGAATAATGTCACCAACGTCGGATCCGACTTTATTAAAGTCAGTTACCCACGCTCCAAAAGTATCTAATAGACCAATGCTTGTGACTGCCATTATCGTTTCTCTACTAGTTGATGAAGTAGTTGTTTAATTTCACTCATATCATTCTTTAGAGAAGCAACTTCTTCTTTTATAATTTCTGTTTCATCATCTTTTCTTTTTCTCGCAGCCTTTACAGCACGAGCTTGTTCAATTTCATTACTATTTATATTCACGATAGCACCGGACCTTGCGTCTCTAGCTAATGACCGGTGCCCTTCTACTGGTATAAATTTCATTATGTAGCCAGTGCAATTACTCTTAAGTCTTGAATGACAGGAACTTTTGCACTACTTGTTGATCTAAATACAATCTTCAATTGATATGTTGTAAATGGTGTAAGTGTACCATTTAATCCACCGACTAAGTAACGATACTCTCTGAAAATGTTTGGATTCTCGTCGGACGGTACTGAGTTTTCAGGATTAACTAAAGTATAGTTTACATCACGAATGTTTGTACCTTCATCAGCAGTTCTAAAATAAACTTGGAAGTCAGCAACAGAAGGTTTATTTGCAGCAATTAAGATACGTAAACCAACTGCAGTTTCTGCAAGTGAGATTGGAGTTGTAATGTGTTTAGCTAAATGCGAACCACCATCAGCATCAGTTTCATTTACAAAGATGAGAGGTGTGTTAAATCCAACCGTAGCTCTATCAGAATCTTGTTTATCAATTAAGTTATTAAATAAGCTAAGTGATGTACGTTGCATATCTACAACCGGTGATACATCAACTGAATTAGTTGAGAGACGAAGAGAAATAGTTGATGATTTAGCACCAATGTTTGCAGTTTGAACTACTGAATGACCAATCATTTTTGGTGCAGATGCTATGTTATTCGTATTGACAGCAAGTGAAGAGTACGTAGTATCTTTTACAAATCTTGTTTCAGTGCCAGCTGGAGACCTGCCAGAAGTAAACTTACCAAATGCGCTAAGTCTTGTTCCAGTTGAAGGAATCAAAGTTTGTACGTTTGGACTTACTACATCCCATAATACGTTACGAGTAGCTTCTACACCTGATCCACCGGCAACTATTGATGACGTGGCTGAGGAGTCGGCATACACTTTATATCCAAACTGATCTGGATGTGCAACTGTTCTGTTACCTGTTATTGAAGTACCTAACATACCCGCAAAGGAACCAGCAGAATCTATACCACTAAAGTTAACTACATCACCTGAATCAAAGCCATGATATGGATGACTTACTGTAAAAATATTTGATCCTGAGTCAAAGTTAAACGGATCAGCCACCAAAGCTCGTCTTGGTACATCAGCATTTTCAAGAATCACTTCAGCTTCCTGATGTAAAAATCTTGCTTTAAACAATCTGAATGTCATATCTTTTGTTTGATCGGCTGACCACGTTCTACCATTTTGAGATTTAAACAAAGATCCTAATAATGGCTGACGTGTGATACGTTTCTCGGTTGAACCAATGATGAACTCACCAGGTTCAGCAACATAAACTGTATAGTCAATTGTATCTGAAAGTAAACATAACGCATATTCTTCGCCACCAGCAAGATATACTGGTTCATCAAATACAAAGTCTGTACCATTTGCTAGCATTGAAGCTTCTGTATTGCTTGGAACAACTGTAACTTGGTTCGGTGTTAATACCCTTAATCCACCAGGAACTGCTGTGTTTGCAGATGGGTGACCGTTAACCATTGGTCTTATTTCTAAGGCAACTGGAGCAGGGTTGGCACCACCAGAAACATCTGGTTTCGATGCAAAGTACACTCTTGCTTTTGTTAAGAATATTCCAGTAGTTTCTGCCACAAAGAATGATTGCGCAAGTGGATCTTTACCACCACCGCCTCCGCCGTTTGTAACTGGTTCTGGAGGTGGATCTACTGGATCATTAGGCGGCGTAACTACAGGGGTGTTAGTGACTACAGTCGGCGTAGATACAATTACTGGATCTGGTGGAGGTGGAGGAGGTGGAGGAGTAGTATCTACCACCGATCTTTCACCACGTACAGTAATTACTCGAGTACTTTGAATTGTTTGTTCAACTGTTTCAATTACACCATTTGCTTCATAAAATCCAGATGCCAAAGATGTAGAGTTTGCTGCTCTTGCTGAATTGGAATTTGAAAGTCTAAACTCTCTACGTCCAGTTCTAAATCGAAGAGCATCAGTATTAGGAATAAAGAATGAACCTTCAACTACTCCGTTTGCATCAGTTGTTAAAGATGTAGCTCCATCTGGATGTGCTGTTGTATTTTGAAATCTATTACCAAAATCTTCGGGATCATCTGACATACGAACAAATGCTTCTTCGCGAACAAAGTTATTAACATCTGTTTCGTCAAAGAATGCAAAGTATTGCTGATTAGGTGTAAGACCAAACGCTCTAAAATGAACCATTCGTGATCTCATAAATGGTATGATAGCAACATCAACCACTCTTTCGCCTACTACTTCACGGATTGTTTCATCACTCACAACTCTATCAGTTGTAGTAGTTTGAATAAATCCTTGAGAAGTTGTTTCGGTTGCAAATGTTGTTCCCGTTAGATCTTCTGATTGTTCAGCTTGACCTTGCCAGTTCCATTGCCATTCATTAAATAAGAGTGCGTTATCAGCAGCAAGTCTGTTACCACCGTCAACTGCTCTCGGCGCAGTAAGCTCTGTTTCTCTCCATTCGTCTGATGCAGGTGAAAGTTCAATAATACCTTCGTTAATTGATACCGCGAATGGGTTAATATTTTCTACGCCAGATGCTTCATCCTGAAAGATAAATTCAGCATCATCATGAGCGATGTAGATATTATCACCCTTCTTAACTGCTTGAGTACTTAGATCTGAATCATATATTAAACGTATATTAGATTGGATAGCTTGAGGTCTTAACACTTTTGCTCTTGGATCAATAGCAGCAGAATATACCGGATCTCTAATATCTGAGAATCTATGATCTATAAAGTTATCTGCTAAGAAACCCGCTTTAGTTCTTGGCAGTCCTGAAGAGTCAAACACCTGAAGAGTGTTTGTGTTGATCTCAAGTAGGTTCAGTGAAGTAACTTCTTCAAGAGTATTGATTCGCTTATCCAGTTGACCAATGTCTTTCATAGTGTATCGTCTGTTGTCGATAAGTTGTGTACCTAAGTCAGAATCATTTAACGTATTTGCATTAAAAGTAATTTTATATAGTTCTATAGCATTCGATGGTGTCTGTGGAAACTGCGGTGTAAAGTCTGCAGCACCTTGAATTAATTTAAGGTTTGCTTCCGTATCAACTACTAGTTTATCTTTACGACCTAAGTAGTATGTTGCATCAAGCGTAACTAAATCCGTGTTCTTTGGAAGTGAATTAACTTTAGCAGTAGCACCAGAGAATCCAGTTCCAGCATCATTAACTCTTGGACGGAAGTCTAATACATCTCTGAGTTGCACAGTATCACCATTAGCAAGAGTATGTGATGGAATATCTGCATAGTTAATTGAATATGAGTTAACAGAGAAGAAATCACCAGCACCATGTGCAAAGTGTCTAAATCTTGCAAACACATTTCCTGAAGGTACACCACGTCCACTCTTGACTATAAGTTTACCTAGATCATAAAAGTTATCTCTTTGTCCATTATCAAATCTAAATGTAGATGTTAGATCATCACCGTTTGAATCTGTAGCACGGATTCTTGAAACATCGAAGATGTCTGCTTTACCAAGATTTAAAAATTTAAGGCCAGCACCATCTGAGTCTATTGTACCTGTTATTGTAGTTTCGGTAAGTGTCTTTGCTCTTGATGTTGCGGCTGATTTATTTACAAACGCTAGAACTTCAAGGTTTGAACTGGCAGCTCCTGTACCAGTAATTGTGGCTGTTGTTGTACCAGCACCAGATATTGTAACTGCACTTGAAATATTTTGACCCGATGAGTCAATAGCAACTACCCAATCAGAAAGCCCTGCCCAGGTTTCTCCACCAGCTAATAATCCTGAACCAAGCGAAGCATTTCCGGCACCATCAGTTGTGATAGTAAATCTTTTTTGTGCTTCATATGAAATATCAGCAAGTGTTCTAGGTCTTGTGTTTGGAAGTGGAAAGAATAAATCGTTGTTTGCCGCGTCATTCAACACAGCAGCGTTATTTGAAAGAACAAGATTACCATAGTTAGCTGAGTCTGCTGCAATACTTTTTACTGATCGGAAAGAGTTATTGCCAGACATTTGTATATCGAATAAAGATAACTTATAAAGTGCACCATCTTCTTCTACAGAACGAATTTTTGCAGTACCGATTGTAGTTCCTTGGTTTGCAGCAGAATCTCTAAGATTCCATTGTTCCATTTCGTTTACGTTTGGTACACCTACTAATGAATCTACTTCAATAAAGTTTCCATAGTTAGCCGCAACTACTTCGTTATTAATTGTAGATGATGACGAAGGTTTTTCAAAACGTATTTTTGTATGCTTATTGATAGCTGCTCTGTAACCATTAATATATGCAGTACCTTCACTTACATCAGCAATTAAATGTGTTGTAGCAGAATCTTCATCAAACTTAAGTTTAAAAGGACGAACGATATAGTTGCCTGATTCTTCTTTAGTACGAAGAGCCATGACTTCATTTATCTCATTATAACCAGAAGTTGCTGTGGCTTCGTCAACAATGGCTGAGTTTTTAATCTCAGCTAGATAAACAAACATCTCATCTGAATCAACGTTTGCTTCATCAATAAGTGTTAAACGAATCCTATATCTGTCTGCACCGGGCGCTGAAGTGTTTGGTACATCACCTTGGTTATCATATAACGCATTATCGTCAGTAACAGTTACAACATCTTCAACAGCTTTAAATCCAATTGTGCCTGTATAATATGGTGAATACTTTTGTATAATTAATGATTGTGCTGCGGCGAATACAAAATGGCCTTTTGCAAAGAAATCCCCACCAGCGATTGAGAAACGTGTACCTCTACCGATTGCAGGATTTGATGATGTGTTTGTTGTTTGAACTGTAAGTGTATTCGTTCCATCTGTTATGTTTTCACCGGGTGTTAATCTTAACACCGCAGATGCAGATGACGCATCACCAAGATATTGTACATATAAAGTTGCAGGATCAGATCCTGAAATTGCAACAGTCTCTAGAACTTTTACTCTTACGTTTGAAGATGCACCAGTAAATATATTTCCAACGATAGAACCTGATGGAAGAGCATTTGAAGTTGTGTTTAGCTTTACAAATTCATATTTTGTATTTAAAAGTGGTCCGCCTGGATTAACAGCAGCGCCTTCATTAAAGATGTTACGACCAAAACGTGCAATCTCGCTTTGGATGATAGTTTGCATCTGTGTTAATTCACGAGCCTGTAATGCTTTACCGCTGTTAAATAGAATTCTATGATAGTTATCACTATCTGCAAAATCATCTTTGTACGTGGTTGCGAATATATTTTGTGTTACTTTGCTGACCATGTTTTAATAACTCTTATAGTTGTACAATAATTTTAATGTCTTGTAGTTCTCCAGCTGATCTTGTAACCGCCGAGCGATTATCAACATAAAGAACCTCACCACTGTATCTATTTATTGTCGCAGGTTGATCTGAATCGAGTGTGGCAGAACCTGTAACTGTAGCTCCTAATGCGTTTTGAGCAGTCAATGATTCTCCAGCTTGGAATGTTTTAAATCCTGATGTTTCTGTTTGATGATAAAATACTCCAGCTGCAGAATCAGCAGAAGTTACATAAGCTTTTGCTCCAGACGTGGCACCAACCACAAACGTATCATTTGTAAATGCTGTTGCACCACCTTGGAATGTTAATTTACGAAGTGTTGAACCAGCATTGGCAGTAAAGTCTGAATCTGTAGCAGTTATTCTTGGATTACGAATTAAGCCTACTTGTCTAAAATCTTGATCAAGTAATAATGCACCATTCTCATCAGCATCTGGTCTACCATTGAACATAAGGGAACTTGATCTTAAATCATTACGAGGATCTTTACCGATACCACCCGGTGTAGATAAGATTGCTCTTGCTGAAGCTGCACCTGTTGAGAAGCTTACGTCAGCGAAAGTATATCCAGATCCACGATTTGTCATTTCAAGCTTTACGACTTGGCCGCCAGATATTGTAGCAGTTGCTTGTGCAGAATCTCCATCTCCAGTAATTGTAACTGTAGGTGTACCAGAATATCCTGTTCCGCCACTAGTCACAGCCAATCCTACAATCTCACCAGCAACTGCAGCATTTTGAACGTTTAACTGTAAAGTTTCAAGAGGATTTGATGCAGAATCTAATAACTCTACTGGTTGAAAGTTAGCAGACAAGAATCGATTTGCTTTTAGAGCAGTGATTGAATACAAGTACTTCCATACATATCCATCAGCAGTTGTAAAAGGTGTAGTTAAAGTGCCAGTCGGTTCAATCGTAGAAGTCACCGCAGCACCAGCTGAGTTCTTACCTTGCTGTAAACAAATGTATATCTGATTAGCATCTGTTTTTACATAGTAAGCATTTGACGGATAGCTTGAAAAGTTATCATCATAAGCGCTGTATATTGTACCAGATGACCAATTGTAACGGGGAACAATATAAGAAACATCTTGTATTTTTTTAACACCCTGTAATGATCGTCTAAATAAATCGATTGTTCTTGCTGATTGAACAGGTGTTACAACGTTATCTGAATCATCCCATAGTTCGGAACGACCAAGACCAACATAGTATTCGCTACCTGCGCTATCAAAGTCAGATTTTATTTCTGCAAGAAGATCTCTTTTAAGTGTATCAGTAATAATTGCTGGCATATTGTATCTCTTACGTAATTGTTAAGAAGTTGTCTGAATCACCAAATAAGTGCCAATTGGAACCAGTCCAAATGCATTCAGCAGCTCCGTTTTGGCTAAGTGTGAATGATGTACCTTGACCAAAGCTTGTAGGTGTAACTGTTGCTGCACCAGTATTAATATTTACAAACTTTTTAGATTCACCTACAACTACACCATTAGCCATTGTCATGGTCAAAGAACCAGTTGAGTTGAATAAAGTCAAAGGAACTAACAAAGAAACTGCACCAGAAGATGTTTTTGTTTCTGATGAGTAAGCAACTTTACGCGTATGGCGAATAGCACCAGTACCTTTAGCTGCAAGATCTAAATTTATATTTGTATCATCACCAACAGCTGCTATGATTGGTGATCCTGTCGTAGCGGCGTTTGTGATTGAAATATCATTTACTGCTGATGCTGTAGCTGTAAAGCGAATTATCTCTGCACCATTAGCATCATTGATACCAGTATTAACAACTGGTGTACTTAATGTAGGTGATGTCAAAGTTTTATTTGTAAGTGTATCGGCTGTGGCTCTACCTACAAGTGTATCAGTTGATGTTGGTAATGTCAAAACTCCAGTATTTGATATGGTTGAAATAACTGGTGCAGTTAAAGTTTTATTTGTAAGTGTTTGAATTGCTGTAGTTAATATTACATCTCCTGATGAATCTGGAAGAGTAATGGTATTATCTTTTGTTGGATTTGTAACACCTAATGTTGTTTCATGAGCATTAGCGCTATCGCCTTCAAATATAATTCCAGCGGCTGTAAAACCTACGTTAGTAGATA